TAACTCTGTCCCGCCTCAAATACTTCTTCTCCGATATCAATAACACATCGTTCCAATGTTGCACCCTGACTCTTGTGTATAGTAATTGCCCACGAAAGAATCAATGGAATTTGCGATACACCAATTCCAGGTATATTATCGCTCAACCACATATGATAATTCATTATCATTTCAAGACCATTATTATATCGCACAATAGGTAGTGGTGGTGATGTATCTGTCATACGCACTATAATTCCTTGACTACCATTGCATATCGGGGTCGCAGCACTCGTCATTGATTCCTCCATATTCACAACACACATTACCTGCGACCCCACACGCAAGTTTATCACTTCATCACACAATATACTGTTTTTCAATGTATTCAATTCTAATAAAATCCCCCCTTTGCTCTGTGATGCCCGAAACTGTCTATCCTTTTCAGATAATACTAAATCCGTATTGAATTTTAAAGTATATGTATACATTGGACTATCTGGGTCAATAAGTGTCAATTTCTCCATTTCTAAGCGGTTAATTTCATCTGCGCGAGCCCGTGTAGAGTATAGTATTGTAGGTTTCGTCTGTGGCGTTCCGTCTTCCGATACATCAGGCAATGTAACTCCAACACGTGACCGAAGAATTTCGTCTGTACGACGTGTAATCCGTCCTTCGCGCACTTGGTTCAAGATTTTTTAGTATACAGGGTCATTTTGACGGAAGATTTGCTTCAATTGAATATGATTCTCTATTGGAAAGGTTGCGAACCAACTTTCGCTTTCAAAACAGAATCGTGCGTTGTCTGGGTGTTCTGTTGATACACCTACGGGGGGAAGTTGATAGAAATCACCACAAAATACGAGTTGAATTCCACCAAAGGGACGACTGTGACAGTTTCGGATGAATTTACCTACAGTGTCAAGAACATCAAATAACCGTTTAGACATCATACTCACTTCGTCGACAATAAGTGTTCGTGTCTTTCGCCAGTCTTTCTTTTTGAAGAAGTTTTTATTCACTCGGTCAACAATACGTTCAATATCACCGTTTGCAAGTCCGATACCTGCCCAAGAATGGATGGTTTTTGCTTTACATTCAAGCATAACCGCGGCACATCCTGTAAGAGCACATACCTGAATATTGTGTTCACACGCAGTGGCATACCTATAAATTTCTCGTATGAGTGCCGATTTCCCGGTTCCACCTGGACCAGTGATGAATATATTTTGCCCTAACTTGTATTTGTCAAATGCGTGACGTTGTTCAGGTGACATATATGATAACGAACCCGACGTGTAAACAGTATCAACTTTAGTTGTTGAAATTGCAGCTTTATCCGGCGCATTCACCGGCGCATTCACCGGCATTTCGGATAGTTTCTTCACTATTGTAGTATATCTACGAATATCATGGGACAATAAGGTTGTCATCTTTATATTTGAAATTATAGTAAATTACGTGAATAGATTTCAATTTATCGTAGTTTAAATTACTTTGTTTTATTTTGCTGATTGTAATATAAAATTATTTCTATAGTATAATAAATTATGGAAAAAACTATAACGACATCATATTCGTATCCACAAACACTATACACTTCATCTGGAGTAGGAATTCCTCCAACCAAATCTAACTTAGTAGCACCAAATGATTATTTAGAGCGAGTGAAAAAATCTCAACTTATTCTTGAAAAATATCCAGACCGTGTTCCGCTTATCATTCAACCGTCGAAAGGCGACCTTTTTTCATTTCCAATCGACAAAACAAAATACATTACGCCGAGAGAATTGACTCTTTTACAACTTCAACAAATTGTTCGTAAACGAATTCGCTTTCCATCTGAAAAAGCACTATTTATGTTTATCAATAATAGATTATTTCCGATAACATCTATGATAGGTCAAATCTATGACGAAAACAAGGACTCTGATGGGTTTTTATATATAACGTATTGTCAAGAGAACACATTTGGTTAAACGTATAACGAATATAACTAACATAGACACAATAACATATATCCATACAATCTATATATGTTATCATTGATTTCGAAATTTAAAAATAAAATAAGTGATACATTCAATCCTATAATATATTTTAAAAGACGAAAACCATACACAGTAACAGAAAGCGTAAAACGAGATATAATCACAAATATCATATCCGTAATACCAGACAAACCAATGGAGGATAATGATAAGAGCGCAGATACAATACCTATAGAGAAACCAGAGTCAACATGCGGCAAAAAGGAATGTATACTTTTCAATACCAAAATAACAGAATCAGAATTAAACAACGAAAACGAACTGCAAGAACTTCTGAAGACGATGCACGAACTTAGGATTAACCTGACAAATCTTATATTAGAACCGCGTATTGAAGAAATGATAGAAAAAATACCAAATGCGTCATCTATAATGAAGGTGAAGTTACGAATTATATATATTATCATCGCACACGATATTTACAGCACATTGTTCAAAGAAAAGAAACATTATCATTCTTTACGTTCTACACGATATCTCGGTGTATTTCACTATAATAATTACATTATTCGGATTGATGACTCGCCCTATAGTTTTATTAATGAATCAGATGTTATAAACGCATTAATAATGACAACATCAAATGTAGCACCAGAAGAAACGTCTTCCAGAATCATAACACCATTTATAATATACAAAAATATACGTTTTGACAGTAAAAATAATATATGCGAATGGGGTCAAACGACGCATTAATATGTTATAATAAGATGCGCAAAGATGCAATTTCATTTAGTATTCAATATTATGTAAACAATACAATTCCGTTATATAACTGGGTAAGAGAAAATATGGGCAATTATAATCAGTTTTCAACAATTCAACATCCTTTTTTCATTTATTTATTTTATCAGTGTGCAGAGTTATTTCAAATATTACACAATGCAAATATTGTTCACGGAGATGTAAAACCTGATAATATACTGATTCGAGAACATAGTGATTTTAATTTATATCATCAAGAAAAATGTAAATGTTTCACGGTATATCTCATCGATTTTGGTTTATCAGGCATTGAAGGAAAGGGGTATGGAACTGGTGGAACTATACCATATTGCCATCCAGAATTTAAAAACATTCAAGATACAAATAAGTCAAGTAAATATAACTGGAAGATGCTTCGTCTAAAACACGATATATGGTCTCTAGGACTCGGTTTTCTTACAATGTATATTTATCGCGATTACTACAATTATTATTACAAATATCCTAAGTATTTTTTCACAAAGAATGGGTATATATCTCAATTGATTTTAGATGTTATAACACATAGCAAATTAAACTCACTATTCACAAAAATGATGTCTGAAGATTGTATTCCTATTCGTGAAGTATGTGATATGTTAAAAGATATGTCGTGTTAAACTGTATTTTCGATTACATTTTCGCGAGATGGTTCTGATACAGACACAGATGCGGGTGCGGAATCTTGCGCGTTATTTGATTCCACTAGCGTAACTTCTTTTTGCATAGTTCCAGTGTTGGATGCAATAGATGCGACCGACGTTATAATAGGCTGAAGTTCCACTACATTTGTAACAGAGTTCATAATACTATATGGATTATGATTTGTACCACGTAATGATTTTGGTAAATATTGTTCCTCTATGGTTGGTGTAAATTCAGAAGTTTCTGGTTTTGATGTAAAAGTCGCGGTTGTGTTTTCCGAAGTATTCATATATACAGGACGTAAATGTGACGTTTCATTATGAAATTCATTTTTAATCATCGTGCGTTTTTCTAATGTATCACGTTTGATGTTCAAATTCTGAAGTATATTCAAAAGTAGTTGTGGTGCAATCGAAAGAGTATTCATATGTGTGCGATATTTGAACGAACATACACTTGTCTCTGCACTAATAAATTGGATACTATACCACCAGTATGCCGGAATAAACATAACCATCCCTTGGAATAATTCAACTTCTAGTGTTTTAATTTTATCAAAATCATCTTGATATTCTGGTTGAACTTTCCACGGGTTGACTGGTGAACGAAATTCTAAAATATCATAATCATTGATTGGGTATAAATAACGCGTATCTTTGGGAGGAATGAGTAGGATTCGAATACTGCCTTGTGTAACTAAGAAATAGTTGCGATAGTTCACTTCGTAACGAAGCGGTGTCGTGGTCTTTTCTGATGCCATCATAATATCATACATACATTTGGATACCATATAAGGTCTCAGGAATTCATCATTTAATTGAAACATTTTGATAAGACCAGTTTCTTCGATAAAATCTGTATTATGTTCACTCAGGTATTTTCTCTCAACATCTTTTCTCAGCACTTCATGTGCGATTTTAAACGTAACAGGAATATACAAAACTGTTTCTTGCTCGGTTCCTTTTTGTGGGATTTTATCAATCACGGTTGTGGTTGATTCCGATGACATATGTGCTTTTGACACGTCGCGAATATGAATATCAAATGCGCGATAACTCGTATGTATTGTTTGATACGAAAGTTGTGTCAATAATTGGTCATTATAATATTCAAATGTTGTGGGTTGTCGTATATCACATACTTCTTCTAAACGTTGCTTAGATGGTTGGTCTATTTCATAGACTTCTAAATCATTACTTCGTTTAAGATGAAAATGGATATGTAAATAAAGGAATAATACAATACAGAAAATAAAAATGGATATGATTAGCATATTGTAAATATGAATACTACTAGATATTCATATTTATACTTCTTTTTCTTTACGCACTTTGACTTGGAATTTCACGAATAAGAAGTGAAATGTGTTCGGGAAAGTGAGGTGTAGTGTCATACTCATCATCATTATTATTATCTTGATTATCTTGATTATCTTGATTATCTTGATTATCTTGATTATCTACCGTGACTTCATTTGATTGATTATTTACTGGTTCTTCGTGGTGTTCTTCTACTTTGTTACAGTCTTGTTCTTCACCACATGTCGGGTATTCTTCATTTGGTGTAGCCGAACACAATATAATATGAGTCATTTCATATAATTCGTCATTATCTAATCCTTCATTACTAGTTACGAGAGATTCAATTGTGTGAGGTTCTGTAATCTCTTCGGTTTCTTGATTTTCTTCGGTTTCTTGATTTTCTTCGGTTTCTTGATTTTCTTCGGTTTCTTCGGTTTCGTGCGTCGGGGTTATAATAGAAGACGAATTCAATAATCGCATCAACATCACATTCATTTCATTTAACATTTGTTGCTGTGAGTGAATAAGAGACCGAAGTTCTTGATTCTCTTTTACGATAGGTTCAATCTTCATAATCACTTCCGACAGATTTGTTTCATTGACAATCTTATCAACTATTCCTTCCACAAATTCACGACTATTCGTCAAATCATTTATAACAACATCCATTAATAATTCTTCTTCTTGAGTTTCATCATTCGTCTCATTGATTTGGTCATCATTATGTTTTTCTTTTGAACTTCGTGTTGTTGACGATACATTCGTTATTTTTGCTTCAAGGTCATCAAGTTGTTCTATAATTGAAAATAATGCGCGATTATGTTCTTGTAACTTACTATCGTGTGATTTCATAACAACTACAGGAGGCGGAATTATACCAGTGTCGGATAATATAGTTACAAAAGGGGTTATTATATTTTTGTTAGATATACGTTTTGCATATTGTATCTTTTTTGCTTCATCTTCCTCAGCTTCTTTACGCATCGCTTCCAAATCCTCTGGACTCTTGTATTTTGGATTTTTGCGAGGAATACCTTTTTCATAAATGAATTCAGGTTCATTCATCGTATTAATAATGAAAGGTTTCAGTGGTTGATGTTGATGTTGATGTTGATGTTGATGTTGATGTTGATGTTGTTCTTGTGTAGACGGTGACGCTGGCGAAGACATATCTGTTGTCATTTTTTGTTGTTGTTTTTCAACCAGTTCCATCTGTTGCGCGATTGCTACTTTTTGACGCAATATTTGTGTCTGGACTTCATTTTGTTTATGAAGAATTCGTAATTTTTCAGGAGGAATTTTATTTCCTTGTGTTTGTATTAACATTGTTCGTTCAGTGAGTTGCTGTTTTATAAGTTCAATGTTTTCATAAATGTTGATTGGTGGATGAACCATGTTGGATTTTTGAGGTCCTACATTTCCTTGTCGTTCTTGTTGATTCGTTACTGAATAAGAGTCATTAATTAATTGTTTAAAGGTAGGTGTCGTGTTATTGTAATAACTTGACGTTTGACTTTGGTTCATTGAATTTGAACTCCCAGTCATCGGTGTTGATGCTGCACGACGCTTCCGTGCAGCAGATAATGCTGCGTTGCCACTCATAATTACTTCTTTAATGGTCGTTATAAGATTATAAAATGTAGTAACACATTATTTCTATATTATTTGCGCATTTTCATTTTAATTGAATCATAACTATGATAATTCAAAACGTGAAAATCTTCGAAGACATAATCATTGATGTTATCTCTCATTACGCTGATTTCAATCCGTGGAAAAGGAAATGGTTTACGCAATAATTGTGGTTTCAATGCCTTAATATGGTCGTCGTAGATATGCGCGTTTCCTAAATAATATATGAATTCGTGCGCCACCAATCCACAATGTTTCGCAAGAAGATGTGTCAAAAAGCTATAAGAAGCAATATTGAAAGGAACACCTAAACCTACGTCACCACTACGTTGATACAAGGCGCACGAAAGACGGTTTTGATGGTCGACATTAAATTGGCACAATATATGGCAAGGAGGCAGCGCCATTTCGTCCAATTGACAGGGATTCCAGGCAGACATAATGATCCTGCGCGAAAATCTCTCGACAGGGTCTTTTAGACAGCGTATAATCTCCGCGAGTTGGTCTACACCTTTACCGGTATAATCCGTCTCACACGTATCGTATTTCGCATTGAAGTGCCGCCATTGATGACCGTAAATTGGACCGAGGTCGCCTTCGGCGTAGTGCGCGAGTCCGCGTGATTCCATAAAATCGTGTGACGCATTATCATCCCAAATATGAACTCCAGCAGATTGTAACAGGCGATTGTCAGTTTTTCCTTTAATGAACCAAAGGAGTTCTTTGAGACACGTCTTCCACGCCATTTGTTTCGTAGTAAGAAGTGGGAGTAATCCTTGTTCCAGTGAAAACACCATTCCTGCTCCGAATACGGAGATGGTTTTCCCATTACGACCGTTGTGTTCATTGTTTTCTTCCAGGATGTCGTGGATAAGATTTAGGTATTGGTATTCGGCGTGGGGGTAGATGAAAAAAGTGGGTTGCGGCATTTCAATGGTGGGTGTAGGATGTTGCGTCTTATCATCGTTCACCTGAATGGGGGTCGGACTAGGAGTAGCACTGATGATACTATATTGCGCAACGCCGGTGTTTTCGGCGCGATAATGAGGGACGCTATTGATTCTGGCAAAACGGCGGAGCATTATTAGATTAACAGTGGATATATCAATACAAGTGAAGTGTATTTAATTCCATTCTATTCCATTCCATTTTAATATTCCCTGTATATATACCCAACGATGGAAGCGTTTGAAGAAACTGTAAAAGAGGGAACGAAGCGTGGTAGTTCATTTGTAGACCACGTGTTTCGTTTAGACGAACAACAACAGGGTGTTCTCCTGAACATTGTTCAGTATACTATCATCGGTTTCGTCCCGATTCTGATTATGCTTTATTTGGTTCGCACCTATGTCCCCGAACCCGATGACCACAAGGCGACACTAATGATTTTAGTAGAAATCATCGGACAAATCCTGTTTATGTTCATCTTCATCTACTTTATCCATCGGTTAATCACCTATGTCCCAACCTACTCCGGATACAGATATAGTGAATTCAACTTTACAACTACGATTTTAGGCATTTTGATGATTCTCTTGAGTATCAAGACCAAGTTGGGTGAGAAGGTCCAGATAATCGTAGAGCGCACAATTGAACTATTTGGCGGTGAGACGAGTTACACCGGCACGGCGGGTGCCGCACAAGGAGGTCAGGGGGGTGCTGGTGGCGGCGCGGTTCGCATCACACAACCTCTCTCGCAACCTTACGCGGGTGGTGTTCCCGGTGGAATGGTCGGCGGCGGAATGGCGCCTCCCAACCCTGTCCTCACTTCAAACCGTAATACCGGCACGGCAGACTACGGTCTCTCACAGGCAGCACAGCAGCAACAACACTTTAACAGCACTTATGCGCAAAATGTTGGCGGTGGTATGCCCGGCGGAATGATGTCGTTTGAGCCGATGGCCGCCAATGAGGTTATCGGGACGAAGTTTTAAAGTCGCGTGTTGTGTCATATAAACATAGGCTAATCTGGTTATGTTTATATAGATTATGGACTTGTTGTTCCCGTTTCATCACCAATTTTTAACCCTGACATAAATTCTTCTTTCATCTTGTCTTTTTGTTTTTCCCATTTAAGTAGATGATCACCAGGGTCATATATCAATTTCCATTCGCCTCTTTTAGTTGTATATGTTTTACTTGGGTCTGGTAGCTCTTCTAACATTTCTAAATATCTTTCTCGAAAGTTGCTAGCGTGGGGGATATTAATGTCACTCCATATATTTTTTATTTCATAACTTGGGGGCATGCCAAGCTGTTTTGGTGTAATATTTATATACCATCCACTTTTCGTTGGATTCTTTTGATTGATTGATTCTCTTGGGTCTATATTATCTGTAAAACATTTTAGTTTACATTTTTCCAAGTTTTTCATGTATGTCCTTATACGATCACCTAATCCCCCCCCCCCTTTGCGTCCGTCTAGAACGCCGATTCCGCCGCGTCTTTTTAACGCGTTTGGACCTTCTATTCGTTTTTGATTTCATTTTAATATATAATAACCATAGATAATATCCATAACCACATTATTCACTTCTCTATCAACACCTCTCGCGCAACACTTTTCATAATCTTACGTTCACCAATCGGGTCATCCTTGATTTCGTGAAGGACATTTCCAAGCATCTTATGATGAAACTCCTGGAGGCGCTGATTCGTCTCCCACCCCGGGTGTAAATCCATCCACTTTTTCACCGCGAAATACTCTTTATTGGCGATATCAATGAATGCCTGACGCATCCGCGCATTTCCTTCATCTCTCGCCCATTGTTTTTCATCGTGTAAATAAATGATATCACGCTTCTGGTCAGTGCAATGAATCGGACGCTTATACAAGTCCAATTGTTTCAAACCATCAATCATCACTTTACTTATGCCTTCAACAAGTCCTTGGTTACGTGTATATGCCAAATCGTCCATCGTGATTTCGAGAGAATTGATGAAGTCGGTGAAATTGACGGCATTTTTACACTGTTCGTTTAAGAAAAAGTTCAGATTGAATTGATTATTATTTGTATTATTAACAATAATATTGCGTTCCTTACTCAACTCCACGAGTTGCTTTTGTAACGTTTTATTCTGGTCCAATAACTCATATACGAGAGAATCAAGAATCGACTTTTTGTTTCGTTTTTTTCCATTTCCTCCGGAAAGAGCCGACATCATTTTACGTATATAATTACGGAGTTTATCATTTTGCGCGGTGATTATATCAGATACATTTGTCATTTCGCTTGCGCCGTCACTCTGACTCACGTCATCAATGTCGGAGACACTGTCGTCGCTATCGGCGCTGTCGGAAACGCCGTCATCGCTATCGGCGTGATGGATTGAATCCTCAGACTCGGGTTCGTTTTCAAAATCGGGGTTATCTGAATAATGAAACACTTCGTTTTCAACAACTTTACTGACAATTTTTTTCGGTTTAAAACGACGACACACAATTGGAACGTCGTCATTATCGTCATTGTCGTGATTGTCAATTCGAACAGTAGACATATTCGCCGTAATGGCTGGAACGGGAATGACATCTCCACGCGTTTGTTGTTGCGCAATGGTCGCAGAGACAGTCGTTGTCGTTGTAAACGACATCGTCAACGTATTCATCGAAATATCGTTCTTATGCCGATGTTGAAATTGTAGACACGTCGTCGTATGTTTATAATAACTTGAACGGTGAGTGTAGGTTTTTTTACATTGGCAAACATATTTTCCATGTTCTTTATCATCGGCATCAATCGTATTTTCAACATTCTCGTTACTTTCGTCATTTTCAATATTCTCGTAAATGTTAGAGTTCAATGCTTCATATTGAAATAACAAATTATCGAAATTTTCATCGTTCAATTTCGGTTTATTTTTCAAGATATAAAAGTTCATCCGTTCTTTGGCGAGATATTCATTTTTACAAACACATTCTTCCAAAATGACACAGTTCCAATTTTCCCAACCACCATTCTTTCGAATCGAATCATATAATCGTGATTTCACGGATAAATCTAAACTTTCACGTTTATGTTTATACTTTCGTTGCGTAAGATTGGTTGTATACGAAATATACATATCTGAAACATTCTTGTTTTTACAAGTAATTTGATAAATGATGGTATTTGAATAGTTGATATCCTTTCTTGGCATTTTTTCACACTCTGAAAAGACACGGATGTATAATATAATACATTGGATATATTTATTATAGGTTTGGCAAGATAGCCCCTCCGGCACACTGACTTGTTCATTTTACCCCAATCTTATGGCAACATTCGCACCATCGTTTGGTCTAAATGTTGCCAAAATCTTATCAATTTTCGAACATCATCGTCACAAACACTTGTCTGATTTTGTCTGATTTTGCCTAAAAATGCATTTTGACATTTATGAGATTTTGGCAACATTGGCACCATAATCAGTCACAGCACTATGACTACATTGACTACTTCTCCCGCTAACGCCATTGGGGTAAAATGGTCAAATTTCAAAAATGTCCAAATCCGGGATGGCCCATTTTACTTTTAAAACGCGATTTTTGCGCGTTTTTAACCTGACGAGACCATAATCCGCGATTTTAAAACATTATATGGCAACATTCTGCGGGAATGTCAGTAAGGTGACCGCGGAAAACCTGCTTCGGCGCTATTTTTCGCCGTTTTCCGCCAGACTGACGTTTCAAAAATCCATAAGATAATGGCAACATATGGTGTGAAGTTTGGTCACGTCTTATAAAAATGTGTTCAAAAATCAGCGAGTCAGTCACCGGTATTGCGTGCGATCGTGCGAGCGTATCAGAATAACATAGGATAATAGGTTGAATACCCTCTTCCGGTACCTAGATATTGGGTTGGTGGTTGTGTATTACGTGCGATATGCGCACCCACCATTGGACGGGACAATGCACTAGTAGACATTGTATTCTTCGTGTTGATGATTGGTGCGGTATGATTTTCTTGGTTCATATGTGTTATGTATAATAAATACATTTTATACTTATCTTGTATATGATGAAGAAGACGGTGGTTGTTGATTTGAAATATATGATACCATCCGTAGGTGGACGGTCTCGGTCTCGGTCTCGGTCAAGGTCTAGAACAGCGACCACCGAGCGGTCAAGGTCCGGTTCGCGTAAAGGAAGCGTTACAGGAATGTCTGATGAAGAATCTGAACTGGATATCAGTGTATTATTAAAGAATAAACAAGACTACTACCCAGAAGACAACGACGAGACGACTACGGACGACAACGACGACAACGACAACGACGACAACGACGACAACGACGACAACGACGACAACGAAGACAGTAGCGATAGTGACGTTGAAACCGATAACTCCTCAAGAATACATCCCAGCGTGAAAGACTCGGATTATGCAGTAG